CAGATACCTGGAACGCTCTACAACATGGATGAAACCGTGAATGTGGAAGAAGCTGAGGGACAACGCTGGCACCTCGTACAGACGCTTTCAGGTGACCAGACAGATGGCTACAGTGGTGTACCTGGTATTGGAATCAAACGAGCAGTTGCTTTATTTGAAGACAAAGGCTACACTTGGAAAACAGTTGTAGATGCATTTGCCGAGAAGGATCTTGGTGAAGACATAGCACTGCAAAACGCAAGACTTGCAAAGATCCTTACTAACGATGATTATGACTGGAGAGCAAAACAGCCCATCCTTTTTACCCCCTCCTCCGATTATAAAGTTGACAGTGGAGCAGGAGTTCAAAATAAGAAGGCTTGAAGACTTACTACCTCAAGCTAATAAATCAGATATTATTACTTTATTCATGGCACTGCAACGTCAAAACTTTGCACTTGCTAACACCGTATCCAACCTAGTTAAACAATGGCCCAATCACCTGAACACTACGGAAACAACTGGGAAGTAGGAGACTTTATCGTTAACCAAAACTTAAGTTTCTTCCAAGCTAATGCTGTCAAATACATCTGCCGTTGTGAATACAAAGGCGATAAAAGAAAAGACCTAGCCAAAGCAATTCACTACCTACAACATGAACTCGACAAAACACAATCAGACTGGGACAACTCTCTTGAGTCAAGCAAAAGAGTTCCGGGACGCTTACTCGGTGGTCAATTCACCGAATGGGACGCTGATCCAGAAATGTTTGATCGATGAAGAATGGTCAGAGTTTCACGAAGCTTTTCATTTAAAAGATGCACACGAACAACTGAAAGAGCTTTGCGATCTTGTCTATGTTTGTTATCAGTTTGCTGCTAATGAAGGCTGGGATCTAGATGAAGCTATGGATCGTGTTCATAAATCAAACATGTCCAAACTAGATGAAAATGGGCAACCTATTTACCGCCAAGACGGTAAGGTCTTAAAGGGACCAAACTACAAACCTCCAAACCTAACTGATCTACTCAATGACTAATCTAATCTCCCGCACAGGGCGGGTACAATCATGGATTGATGATCCTACACATCGCCTACCAGTCAGCTGCACAGTGTTTGTAGTTGAAAATGAAATGGAAGGACCAAATGGTATTGAAGCAAGCTGGAGGTTTGCCTCACATGCTCTTAGGTATGGTGCAGGTTGTGCTATCCATCTTTCTAAACTTGATCCTAAAGGTTACACAAGAGAGTCAGGAGTTACTGCTTCTGGTCCTGTAAGTTTTGGTAAAATTTATTCATCATTAAATGAAATACTTAGACGTGGTGGGATCTACAAAAACGGTGCCATTGTTCTTCACCTTGACCTATCCCATCCTGATGCTAGGGAGTTTATCATTGCTAATAGATCCGAACTACCTTGGGTTAAACGATGCATCAACATCACTGAAGAGTGGTGGCAGGATTGTACGTTCAAGGAAGAACTACTACATGGAATCAAATCAGGTGACATCTGGCTCAACAAAGTAAAATATGACAATGAAGGAAAGCGCATCAGAGGTAACGTCTGTCTCGAAGTATACCTGCCATCACGAGGTACCTGTCTATTACAGCATATCAATCTTGGAGCCTGTGAGTTCGACGACATCCCACGAGCATTTGTTGAAGGTATGTTCGAGCTGTGCAACCTACATAGTAGGACAGCTGTCGGAGATTCTGGAGAATACCTCCCGCCTGAAGTTGATAGACAGGTGGGACTCGGAATGCTTGGCCTCGCAAATCTCCTACGGAGGTACGGAGTAACTTACGAACAATTTGGAAGAGCGTTAGATCAATATAACAATGGTGAAATCATCCGATCTGCATCTTATGAACTTGTCTCTCAAATTGCTTCAGGAATTGACCAAGCAGCCACAATCGCTCGCGAGTATAATATGGTTCGAGCCTTTGCTATCGCTCCAACCGCCAGTTGCAGTTATCGAAGCGTGGATCTGGATGGCTATACTTGCACACCAGAAATCGCTCCACCTATCTCGCAGACAGTTGATCGCGACTCAGGTACTTTCGGAGTACAAACTTACAACTATGGTGACGTAGAGATTGCAAGTAAAGTAGGCTGGGAAAATTATAAACGAGTGGCAGATGGTATCATGACGATGCTAGACGCTACAGGACTTCTTCATGGATATAGTTTCAACTCTTGGAGTGATTCTGTAACCTACGATAATGCATTCGTCGAAGAGTGGCTACGGTCTCCGCAAACAAGCCTCTATTATTCACTACAAGTAATGAGTGATACACAAGATAAATCAGATGCATATGCTGCACTAGATGCAGAAGATGTAGATAAATATCTAGAGGAACTTTTTAACAATGAAGAAATTACCTGTGATTGTCAAGAGTAATGAACCCTTACAAAAAACTACTAAACAGAAAAAGAAAATGGACACCAGTTCAGACAACTGCTGGTACATGCAAGGACGGTGCTCAGGAAACAATACACCGTGCACTTGCCTTACGACATATGGAACTACCTGTGGGAGGTTTTATCCGTGATGGATTGGCTACCGACGTACCAAAACTATCGAGGGAGTTATTGGAATCAAATGTCACCGACGAGGAGAATCACGACCTGGCACTTGGTTACATTGCCAATGCTTACGGTGTTGACGAAAAAGCTGAATCGGAAGCTCTCAGGCTCAGGGAAGCTTGGACTACGCATCCTGATCATACGATCCTTAAAGCGATGGTTGCCGAGCGTGCAATTTTCTTCGTTCTTCTACCATTCTTCCGCTTTAATGGTGACGCTGGAATGCGAACAGTCAGTGCGGATATAAGCAGAGATGAACAAATTCACGTTGCTGCCAATAGCCTTGTTTGTCGGGAGTTGGGGCTTACTGTCAGCCCTAGTCTTGATAAACTCCGCAAGGCAACTATCAATTGGGTAATGCAGCCCCTAGGTATTAATACTACCGATAAATATTTGGATAAAAAATTTTGGCTGGATTCTAGTGATCGCTTAATGTATGAGGGCAAAGCCCCTGAACTTTCTGCAACTAAATCAGCTAGAATGCCAGCGTTCTTCGAGCATAGCAATGTCAATCTCCCCCAATATGCTTGAGACTATGGGTATGCAAGCCCGTGGTTTAATGCATCAATTAGAAGAAACCTTTCCACCAGTGAATCCTTCTCCAGAAGATTCTCATTCAAAAATTATGTATAGATCAGGACAACGTGATGTTGTTGAATGGATCATTAAATACATGGAAGAAAACTAACCTACTTTTATACCATGAGTATTAACACTTCATACGGACAAAGTGACCTATTCGGTCATGCGGATTACTATATGAACCGTGAAGCAGGATATAGCGATAGCGAAATCATGCAGTGGATTAATGCAAATCCCTCTAAACTCAGTGTCAATCGTACTGGACCTAATGAACTAGTACAGCAAATTGCTACTGGAGCCCGCATGGAAGAAGAACAGGAAAAATTAGCAGAGGCTAATAGACTAGAAATTGAAAGACAAGAACAGCTGCAGCTTGAAGCTGAAGCAAAGCAAGCTGAAAAACTAAAACAAATGGAAATCAGTGAGCGTGTTAAAGCAGCTAATGCAGCAAGAGCAGGTATGGAAAGCCAGTTTCAAATTAAGTCTGCTTCTAAATCACCAAGAACTTCAGGAACACAGGGATTTAAACGCAGGCAACTACAAATAAATCCAACTAGCTATAATGCTATTTCTGCTGGAGCACAATCACTTGGAGTACTTAACGTCTAATGACTGCAAAAACACGTTATGATAGATTGTCTTCAGACCGTTCCCAGTTCCTTAATACTGCTAGACAAGCAGCAGATCTAACTCTACCTTATCTTATCCGAGAGGATGAGACTTATACTAAAGGCTCATTAAAACTTACAACACCGTGGCAATCAGTTGGAGCTAAAGGTGTGGTGACGCTTGCAAGTAAATTAATGCTTGCATTGCTACCTCCACAAACCAGCTTCTTCAAGCTACAGGTTAATGATATTAAATTGCCTCAAGAATTAGGGCCAAAAATTAGATCAGAACTTGACTTGTCATTTGCTAAAGTTGAACGCACTATCATGGAATCTATTGCAGCTTCCAGTGATCGTGTTGTCGTTCATCAAGCACTAAAGCATCTTGTAGTAGCTGGTAATGCTCTTATCTTTATGGATAAGGATATTTTAAAACTTTATCCTTTAAACCGATACGTAGTAGATAGAGATGGCAACGGTAATGTTATAGAAATTGTAACTAAAGAAACAATATCAAAAAAATTATTAAAAAAAGAGTATCCAGATTACAAAGAACCACAACCAAATACACCTTCGGATAACTCATCACGTCATGATGATGAATGTGATATTTACACACATTGTGTTAGAGATAATAACCGTTGGGTATGGCATCAAGAAGTAGATGATAAAATTTTACCTAAGTCTTATGGTAAAGCACCTATTGACGCCAACCCCTGGCTTGTATTACGTTTCAACCACGTAGACGGTGAGGTTTATGGACGTGGTAGAGTTGAAGAGTTCATTGGTGATCTAAAGTCACTTGAAGCTCTGTCACAAGCAATGGTTGAAGGTAGTGCAGCAGCTGCTAAGGTAGTGTTTACCATTTCACCATCCAGTACAACCAAACCATCAACGCTTTCACAAGCAGGTAACGGTGCTATCATTCAGGGAAGACCTGATGATATTGGTGTAGTACAGGTTGGTAAAACGGCTGACTTCCAAACTGCTTATCAAATGATGGGTACTTTAAGTCAACGTTTAAGTGAGGCATTCCTTGTTCTTAATGTAAGACAATCAGAACGTACTACAGCTGAAGAAGTACGTATGACTCAGATGGAACTAGAACGCCAACTTGGTGGATTATTTAGTCTACTTACTGTGGAGTTTCTTGTACCTTATCTAAACCGTAAACTAAACGTTGCACAAAAAACAGGTGAGATCCCACGTTTACCTAAAGGTGGTATCGTTAAGCCTACTATTGTTGCTGGTATTAATGCACTTGGTCGCGGACAAGATCGTGAAAGTCTTGGTCAATTCCTACAGATCATTGCACAAACAATGGGACCAGAAGCTATTCAACAATTTATTAATCCAGAAGAAGTTGTTAAACGTTTGGCAGCAGCATCTGGTATTGATGTATTGAATCTTGTTAAGAGTATGCAAGAGATACAGCAAGAACAGCAGCAAGCTATGGCTCAACAACAACAAATGATGGCTCAACAACAAGAACCACAGATGGCTGCTGTTGAGCAGAAACGTGAGCAAGCTGCTGCACAAATGATGCAACAAGAACAACAACAACAACCACCAATTCAATGAGCGAAACACTAACACTTAATGATGCACCCGCTGATCAGCCAGAACTTAATGCTGATGAGCAAGAGTCTCTCGCTGTTGCCGAGGCTAACGAAGGGAAACAACAACAGCTACTAGCAGGTAAGTTTCAAGATACACAATCTCTTGAACAGGCTTACCTTGCATTACAAAAGAAACTAGGTGAACCGCGTGAAGAACCGGAAGTCGGTGAAGAACGAGAACAAGAAGAGCAAGTCCCCGATGAACAAGAAGACGTACAAGAAGAAGCTTCAGGTAAACTAACAGAAAAGCAAGCTAATCAATTGTTTGATATGGTTGGTGGCGAGTCTACTTATAAAGACATGCTAAACTGGGCTGGTGAATCTTTTTCTAAAGAAGCGATTGAGATGTATGATTCAGTGATGGCTGATGGTAATGCTAACGCTATCTTCTTTGCTGTACAAGCATTGAATAGTAAGTATATTGATGCTGTTGGTAAAGATGGTCAGTTACTGACTGGACGTTCTGCAGCACCTGCTGCTGATAATGCATTCCGCAGTCAACAAGAACTTGTACAAGCAATGAGTGATCCACGTTATGATCGTGATCCTGCTTTTAGGGATGATGTAATTCGTAAACTACAAAACTCTGACATTGATTTCTAAATGACTGTTACCACCAACGAACACGGACAACAAAACCTTTTTGCAAAAGAACCCACCATGTACACTGACGAAAATTACACTGTGACACATAACGAAAAAGCTGAGATGCTTAACGGTCGCCTAGCTATGCTAGGTGTGATGGCAGCGCTTGGAGCGTATGCACTAACTGGTCAGTTAATCCCTGGAGTTTGGTAATGGCTAAACAAGGTCTCTACGCTAACATCCACGCAAAGAAAATGCGTATCGCAAAAGGTTCAGGTGAGAAGATGCGTAAGCCAGGAAGCAAAGGTGCTCCTACTGCTGCCAACTTTAAACGAGCTGCTAAAACTGCTAAAAAATCATGATTGAATGCCCACAATGTACTGCACCACAGCAGTACGTTCTAGAACAACTACAGACTTCTGCTGGTGTGACAGACCGTACAGCACTAGCAGTCATTATGGGTAACATCCAACAAGAGTCTAATTTTAAATCAAACATATGTGAGGGTGGTGCTATCGTTCCTTATGATAGATGCCTTCGTGGTGGTTATGGTTTAATTCAATGGACATCTAAACATCGTTACATTGGTCTTGGCAACCATTGTGCTAAACGTAATGAAGATCCTAGTGGTCTTAAATGTCAAACTGATTACATGATACATGAGATGAGGTTTAGAAAAGATCTCTATGCTTTTCAAACTAATCATCAACAAGTCGGTTATTACATGAATGCTGCATACTACTGGTTAGGCTGGGGTATTCATGGTAACCGTACAAAATACACTTATTCTTTTTTAACTAAACTCAAATGAAAATCCTTGCTATCCTCCCCGCAACCCTGATTGCTGCTACTCCTGTAATGG